CTCATCCATCTGCATTTTCGCAGAGTCCTGCGTTAAATGATACGGTAGCATGGACTGGTTCTACTTCAGTTGAAGCAGTTTCTGATTCTTTGATGTCAGAATATGACACAACTAAGTTTGAGTATGAGAACACTACAGAGATTGATCTTGCTTACACTGGTAGCACTTGGTTTAAAGTGAGCTCTCAAGCAGACTATGGTTTTAGTAAGGCGTTCCCTGGCGGAACTTATACTGCAATCGTAGAAGCTAACTGTATCGCACAGTAAAATATGCGTTACATTATGGCAATAATGTTCACTGTAATGTGTAGTTATGTTTCTGCACATTCGTGGACACCTACCTATCCCGAAATAACGCCTTCTCATTCAGAAGGCGTTCTTCGTGTTGAGATGCTTTTGTGGAACAGCAGGCAAGATGTCTCGTTTTTTACTTTTGAAGTATTCGATCAAAATTTTATTCCGATAAAATTCGCAACACCCGAACGAACTGTAAAGGTTGAGTACCTAAAAAGAAAAACTATAAATATCTACATTAGAGAGATAGACAAAGATAGAGCAGTGTATGTTTGTTCTCGATCACGAATAGTGCAGCAAAATAGTACCACTGCACTTGTATCGTCTAGAATATGTTCGAAGATTAAATAATATGAGAAAATTTCTTTTACTATTAGTTTATTTTGTGGTTGGTTTTTGGTGCGGCGCTGCTTATGGACAATCAAACGGTGTAAACTTGGCACTGCCTCAATCACCGCAAAATTTTCAAAATGATCGAGTAAGGGCAGGTGATGTAGAATGTTCAGCTGCGATTGGATCATCGACGAATGTAGAGTTTGGTGTTGTTGGTATTTTGAATCAACAAGATCCATTTTACAATATATCTCAACAAGATCCATATATGAATTATAACCGTGATGAGTTTCTTCGTGATGTAGGCGTGTACGGTAGGATTACGATTCCTATTGGTGCACCTAAACAACGATTAAACTGTAACGCATTATACCAGCTGGAATTGGAAAAGAAAAGACTTGAAGTGATAAAGTTGAGAGCAGAAATACAACAACTACAAAACTTGAAGTTTGAGGAATAACAAATGGCAGAGTTTGAATTTGCTGGCATGACATTTAAGGGTGGCAAAATGTTTGCTATCCTTACTGCGCTCTCTACTCTCGGTGGTGGTGCATGGGGTGCTTTTGAATTCTACAACGACTACCGAAACATGAAGGAGCAGATTGAAAGTTATGTTGCTCCCGATTTGTCTCACATTGAACAGGAGTTAGCAGTACAAAGTGAGACCATGACATCGATTCAACAAAAAATGGAGCAACTTTCATTAAAACTTGACTTGGCAGAAGATAGACTCACCGAAGATATGGATAAGGTGGAATCACTTGCTCGTCGTGTTGATGATACAACTTCAACGACACAACGAGAATTGCGTGATGATGTTTATAGTATCGAATCTAAAGTGAACGAGAGAATGAGAACTCTCGATCAAGATCTTCGAGAAACCCGAAAGGAACTTGAAGAAAAGATGCAGATTATTCTAGACAACCCACTTAATAACTAGGAGTCAAAAATGGCTGACGAAATCGAAAAGGCAGGTTATCATCCAGCAGATACTAACGGCGACGGTCATGTAACCGAAGAAGAGCAGGCGATGTATCTTGAGTTTAAACGCAAAGAACTTGAAGACCAAGATGCAATGCGTGATGCTCAGCGCAACATGACTTGGTTTGCTTTGTTTGGTATGCTGCTTTATCCTGTAATGGTTATTGGCACTGATGTAATTGGATTAGACAAAGCGTCAGATATTCTTGGTGATATGGCACCAACTTATTTTGTTGCAGTCGCTGGTTTGGTTGCTGCATTCTTTGGAGCGCAGGCATATAGCGGCAAGAAGTGAACCTTATGAATATAATTAAAAAAATAAAAGCAAAAATCCATGCATACTTTAATGATGAGTATGAATTGACAGTTTGGTTTGTAAAAGAATCATTACACGATATTGAGGGGAATCTTAAGATGTGTCAAAAGACACAACCTATGGTATATAATCTTTCTAACATATCCAAAAAGACAAACACCCATATTGTAGGAAAGGATATGGAAGGTAAACCAATAGAAATACTCACAACTATTCCGTTCGATTTTCAGGTAAGGAAACTTTACTGATGTACGAGTATCCTGTAAAAATTGTTAAAGTTATTGATGGAGATACAGTTGATGTCGATATTGATCTTGGATTTGGTATCTGGCTCCGTGGCGAAAGAGTTCGTTTATATGGAATCGATACCCCAGAGAGCAGGACACGCGACCAAGCTGAAAAACGGTACGGTCTGTATGCTAAGAACTACCTCAAATCATATTTGGGGAAAACCTCTACTCTACGAACCAAGAAAGACGGCAAAGGTAAATTCGGAAGAATACTCGGTGAATTTATTGTTTATGACGCCGCCAAGGATGCATATCGTAGCGTGAATCAGATGATGATTGAAAATCATATTGCTGTTGAATACCATGGACAATCTAAAGATGATATTCAAGAAGCGCATTTAAAGAACAGGGAGTTGCTGGGGGAAGTATGAGAATCATCCTGTTGGTTATGATGCTAACAGGATGTGCTTTGAGACCCCCAGACGACTGGGGTGTCACAATTAAAGATATGGAAGGAATGGGCAACCCTACTATTGATGAGTGTCAAATCACTTTCAATGGAGAAGTGCCAATGGTTCCTTGCGTTATAGAACTTGAACTTGAATGGGAATTATAGATATTAATCTAACAGAGGAATATTAAAATGCCGTATTTGATTTTATTATTGTTATTGGGTTCGCTTGGTGGTGGTGCTTGGTATTATTACACTGATACACAAGAACGTCTTGCAACCCTTCGTGATAATAATGCAAAGTTGCAAATGGTCGCCGAAACAAATCAAGAAACTATTTCTAAAATGGAATCTGATTTTAAAAAGGCGCAAGAGAATATGCTTGTACTTCAAGAGCGAGCAAAAGAGGCAGAAGCATATCAAGATGAGTTGGCGTCTAAGTTAAGACGACACGATCTTACTGCTTTAACTTTACAAAAACCTGGACTAATTGAAAAGAGAGTGAACAATGCCACAGCTAAAATCTTCGATCAACTTGAAATCGATTCTGGTCGCCCTGTGCCTGATCCCGTTGATCAGTCTGAATAGTGGTTGCGCTTCAGTAGAACCACAAATTGTCGTTAAGACAGATTACATTGAACAGAACATTCCGATTCAACCGAGACCAAAACCTCTCAATTTGCATCGTGTCAAGTTTTATGCAGTGACTCCTGAAAATATGGAGGAGTTTCTTGTCAGATTTGAAGAAGAGTCTGGCATTACTGCATTCTTTGCTTTGAGCATCCCAGACTATGAAAATATGTCATTAAATGTTGCAGAATTAAAGCGTTACATCAATCAGCAAAAAAGCTTGATTTTGTACTATGAAGAGAGTATAATTACTCGTGATAAAAATTTGCCAGAAGATACTGAGGAAGTCGTGCAAAAAGGCACAATCGGTAAACTGAAAAATATTCTAGATTGAGACAAAGTCCCGAGATGACTTTAAACTCGCTCTGGTCGGTACGCACCGTCACCTGAGTATGTGAAAAACTGCTCAACTGATATTCGAGTTGGGTTTGAAGTAACCATGTATTTTAGTATTCGTTGAAACTTGTATTAGGAAGTTTGGACGCGGGTTCGACTCCCGCCGCCTCCACCAATAAATTTCAAGGGGGGCGCTATGGATTCGACAGGCAACCGAAAGCAAGTGGAGAATCAGACGATGAACGCCGTCTGTCAAAACAGGGTTCAAAAAAATAGTTGCAAATGATGACAACTACTACGAGGATTTCGCACTAGCTGCATAATCCTTGCGGGGCGGCCACTGCCTTGTAATCCAAGTGTGGCACTTATATTATGAAGTCAAGGAGAAGTTTATGTTTAAACTAGCACTTGTAATTATTGGTCTGATATTTTCACAATCTGCGTTTTCTGATACTGAATTGGAATGTCTCGCAAAAAACATTTATTTTGAAGCAAGGGGAGAGTCTCTTTCTGGTATGGTTGCTGTTGCAAATGTAACCATGAATAGAGTCAATCATGACAAATTCCCAAACACTATCTGCGGTGTTGTCAAGCAAGCAAAATATTACACTAATTGGAAAGGCAATCGTGTCCCCCGTAGAAATGCGTGCCAATTCAGTTGGTTCTGTGACGGTAAATCAGATGATCCAATAGACCTCATCGCTTATGAAACTTCTATTAAGATCGCAAAGGTGGTGATGTCTGGTTATATAGATATTACTCGGGGATCTTTATTCTATCATAACCACAGTGTTGATCCGCATTGGTCTAAATCTATGTCGTTAGTGAAAGTGATAGGAGCACATAACTTTTATAGGGATAGTTAATGAAACAATTATTTCTACTAACGACTTTATTATTAGTAGCATGTGGCGGAGGTGGTGGTTCAACAGGACCAGAGACTCCAATAGTAACAAATCCAGGACAAGGAACAGTTTTATCTGAATCTTGTGATGGTACAACACTCATTCAAGAAATCGCTGATGGCAATGGTGGTTCGACAGAAGAAATAACCGAAAACTCAGAACAATGTGGATATGAAGAACCACAGTTCGCTCCAGCAGGAACACCAGTAGGAGAAAGTTACTGCGGCAGTAGTGCGCCAGAGGAAAGATTTTTACAGTTACTTGACAGTGTTAATCACGCACTAGGCGATGATAGATTCCAAGACTATGCTGATGGTGAAGGCGGCACCTACACAGAACGTGTTAAACATCTAGACCAAACCTGCTTTACTCAAATGGAGGCTCCACCAGACTGTCCCACAACTGCAAGTAATACGGGCGATTCGCGGTACGATTATATAACCTGCGATGGTATTAAGCAGAAAACCGGATTAAGTTTTCCCTACGAAGAATGGAGTAGTAATCAGCAAACAGCAGTTATAGATATGTTAATAGTAATTGACCGTGCTTTGACTGAAGAAGACAGAGACGGAATGACTGTTGAGGAATTTGTCGACAAACAAATATTTGAAGCAAACCATATGTTTGAAGACTCTGCTACAGGTATAAGACTACGAGCAGTTGACATAGTTGAAGTAGATGTAGCAGATGGTGACTTGCGCAGGCAATATAACGCATTTTTTAATTCTCGATATGAATTTGCTAATTTAGACCAATGGCAAACAGAAGCGCAAGCAGATTTAGCATTCTTATTTAAGAAAAGACCAGAAGAACCATTAGCGTGCGGAGTAGCAAGTATAGATGCAACAAGTGGTTTAGATGATACTCGTGGTATTATCCAGTGTTTTCATAATAGTGTATTCCAAGAGAATGCAACAACAAGATACTATCAACGAGCAAATGAAACTTTTGCTCACGAAGTTGGACATTTACTGGGACTAGAACACGAATGGAACGACTCTAATAGACCTGGGTTATTTGAGTATAGCTATGGATACAACTTGCCAGGGTATAATCCACAAGCCGGCAATCCAAAGTATGAAGGCGTATATGATGGCTATGGAACCTTAATGTCATATGCAGATTTAGCAACAGGTAGATTCTCTGACCGTAGTGAAACTTGTACTATACTTGAAACAGGTCAATCAGTTAAACTAGGAACTGACGGCGGATGTTTCTGTTTAGAACCTATAGAGAACCAACCTCCTCCAACTGATGCTGTAGATCATTTGCGCAGAGTTAGATATATAATGAGCCAATTGGCAGAACTAGAACATAATGTACAATATTCACCAATGTTGTATAATATAGAAATGGACGGATTGACCGTAGAGGAAGATCCACAAATTTGCCTATTTTAAGGAATGAAAATGAAACTGCGAGACAAAATATTAATTACTGTTCAAAAGAAACACGCTGCCCTTATGGACGAAGCATTAGTGAATATCGACGTCTATGAAAATTCAGTGGGCATCGGCGAACACTCCGATATCGTAGAGGCGGTGGAAGCACAAGTTGAAAAATATGTGCATTCTCAGGAAATAGTCGATGCAATCGACCACATCCTGAACGACTAGTTCGTAAGTTGTTGATTTTATTCAGATTATAGGTGCTTGTTTCTTACCCTGATTTAAGATAGAATAGTATTCTAAATTAGAAAAGGAGTAAAAGTTTGTTTTCGGCAATTCTCTGCAACGCTTTAATTTATACTTTCATAGCAAGTGAGTATAATGATTGGGGTTGGATCTTTCCCTTTGAACAATGGTCTATGTTTGCACCCCTTGTACTTTTTTTAGTGCAAGTGTTTGTTGTTTTGCCTGTAGCAGTTTTTAGAAACCTATTGGGCGGTTGGATTAATTTAGTGATGATGGTATCAATTGGATATTTTTCAACAGGAGTAATCGTATGAAATTTTTAGTTTTTGTTTTAATCGCAACACTGAGTAGCAATGCGCTTGCTTGGGGCGAGAAAGAACAAGGAGTGTTAATTGGTATCGGGGGAACTCTTTTGATTGAGGAGTTGATGAGAATCCGAAAAGCAACATCGGAAAATAGTGGTTATCCTCCGTTTGAATGTAAGGCAGATGAAATTGAATGTGCGTATCGATTAGGCGTTTATGAGCGTGAACGTAGAGAGTATGAAGAGCGAAAGCGTAAGGCATACGAATGCGGTCGATATGGCACAAACTGTGAATAATTTTTTAGAATTATATTGCCCCGACAAACCCAAATATTTTGCAGAGTATGCTTTCAGTGCCTGCATGTATTTGGGTTTGTTCAATTTAAAGAACAAAGAAATATCAATTGAACTAAAACGTCAATTGGAAAACGATTCATATGGTATTTGTTATGGTGACGATGAAGCAGTTGAGATTCATATCGCACTATATCAATGGGGGAGACCGCTCTCCCGTGAGGATAAACTTTCCACTCTCGGGCATGAATTAGTCCACGCAAAACAGTATCTCCTCGGGCACCTTCAAAATTCGACCAATAAAAATGGTGACGAAACGGGTGTCTGGAAAGGACATACATATTTGTGGACTGATAATTCTGATGAACTTCCTTGGGAACAGGAAGCATATAAACTTGAGAAGGAAATATATGAACATTGTACAGGAACACGACCAACTCTCGTTTCTGGAGTATCGAAAAGAACAAGAAAGACACCACATTGAGTTGATGAAATCAAGCGTTGACCCGTTTCATGGTCTTATGACCATCGAGGTCAACGCTACAGAACTCTGTAATCGAACTTGCGTGTTTTGCCCTCGTCATGATCCAGAGGTTTACCCAAACCAACATCTGCATATGACACCCTACATGGCATCTATCATTGCCACAAATATCAGCAAATCAAAATATTTTGGTCGTATTAGTTTTTCTGGTTACGGCGAAAATCTTATGTACAAAGATTTTCCCAAAGTCGTTGCTGAGTTTCGAAAGGAATTGCCAAAAAACATTATTGAATGTAACACCAACGGTGATATACTTTTAAAACGAGATGGACTTGCAACTGAATTGTATGAATCAGGTTTGTCTTTCCTCTACATTAACATGTATGATGGTGAATGGCAACGCGATGAGTTTCTAGAGGTGCTTGACCGAGAAAAAATTCCGAGTTCTTGGTACACATTTAGGAAGCATTGGATGGAGGAAGATCACGGATTGATCCTTAACAATCGATCTGGTGTTATGAAGTGGATTGAAGCAGAAACAGATCTAAAAAATCCTTGTTATTATCCTTCATATAAAATGATGGTGGATTGGAATGGTAACGTCTTGTTCTGTAGTAACGACTGGGGGAGAGAACACATAGTTGGTAATCTTCTTCATCATCCAATAAAACAAATTTGGATGAGTGATAAAATGAAGTCGTTTAGAGAAAAGCTTGGATCAGGGGACAGACAATTTAGTCCCTGCCAAGATTGTAGTGTGCAAGGCGAACTTTTTGGAAAGGGTAGTTATGAACACTATACAAAATGCAAAGGCAAATAATATGAAACTTGCGATTACAGGCACATCGAGAGGACTGGGTAAATTCCTAAAAAAATGTTATGAAGTTATATATGATGTGGTTGAACCTTCTTCGAGGATCCAGCAGGTAAATGAACTTGTCGAAGAAATCAAAGATTGCGATGTGTTTATCAATAACGCACATGATGGGTTTTGTCAAACCGAACTGTTGTATGCTATGTTTGAGGAATGGAAACACGATGAAAGAAAACTGATCATTAACATCGGTTCACGTGCCGCAAAACCAAATATCTCGAAAGGATATCTTTATGCCGCTCAGAAAGCATCATTATCTCATCTAACCGATAACCTAGTCTACAATAACCCCGATAAAAAATGTCGCATATCAACCATTGATTTTGGCATGCTTGAGCGAAAGTCTTGCGATATTCCTTTTCTCGAGCATGTAGATGCGAGCATGTATATCGATACTATTTTGTTCGCCCCTGACCACATCGAAATCCCAAATCTAACGGTTCATCACCGTGCCAATTATACTGAAATACAAAAACTGAAAGAGTAACTGATATAAATAGATGAAAATGCCCCCTAGCGAGAACAGTAGTGGCAACACTTCAATCAAAGGATTTTACTAAAGCAGCATCAGGCGGACCTTATGCAGGAATGTCTCGCGATGACATATTCTTAAAAAAAATAAAAGACAAAAAACTGTTTTTTATTGGACCTAATGATAGGTCTGGCACCAAAGTTACTGGCGTTGCTTATAATAAAAAGAAAAGAATATTCTCGTATTATGAAGGAAACAAAAAGTCTGCAGTAAAAGAAGTTCCCGTCAATAAAGTTTTTAAAGATAAAGATTTTGGTGGCGGTGCAGGTTCTGGCGGCGGCGCTGAAGATACAAAATGGACCGAATCAATGCAGTGTTACTACTGCGCATATGTTTTTAATATCGCAAAAAAGAAAGTCACTTCTGTCAGTGATGCCGAGTTGAAAAAATCGAAAAAATTTGTATATGCAGATGGAAGTTTAGAGGACTGCTGGAAAAATGGTCCAAAGGACTGGATTGAAACGGATGTTTACATTAAAACTGCAAACAAACTGTATGAGAAATTTAAAACCAAAATGAGAGGTGATGTTTATTTTCACCGTGGTTCTAAATTCATGGATAATGTTTATAAAGCAAAGGCAGAGTGCCACAAACTAGACAAAAAGAACGGTACTCCTCAGGCACCTGGATCTTTCTCTAACGACAAGTGGAATCCAGGTGATATATGGGCATCTACTGAAGCACCAAATTCTTCTCCTTTGATGGACTATGTTGGAAGTTGGGGAGAATTAAATTCTGCTGTTTATCAAATGGCAAAAAACGGAAAACTTCTCGGTATATCTCTCAAGAAAATATCACCAACTGCAACTCAAGCAAAATTGCAAGAATTTAATACTCCTTCTCAAATGGAGAAAAGAGAAAGTTACAGGTTTGATGGGTTTACTTATGGCAAAACTGGTGACTTTTTTAGTTCTCAAGACATCTATCTACATACTTCTGTTGGCGATGTTCAATTTAGAACATTCGGCGGCGAAACATCATGGCAGGGTGAGATTAAAGGTGGCGCTGCTGCTGGTGGTAAGATAGGCGGCGGTAATGTACATTTTTACTGCAATCAAGTATTTAAAAAGGGGATATACGGGTCTGGTGACACAGAAAAATATCTACTTTCTTGGATAAAAAGTAACGAGGCAACCGGAAAGTTTCAAGAAAGAATGTATGAATTATATAAAAAATATAACGGCAAGTCTTCTCCCAAAAAACCATTACTTGAAGAAGAAGAATTTTATGCCAAATTGGCAAAGGCAGATTATAAATTTAAGAATAGTAAAATGATTTGTATGGAATTCCTTGACGTATTGATGTCTGGTACTGCAGCAAAAAGACACGATTTCACTACAAAAATGTTTCGTTATGCGCAATCAGATACAGATCAATCAAGTTATTTCGTAAAGGTATATTAAAATGGCACAATATTCTGTAAACAGACAAAATCATTTTAACCCGAGCAACTCAGACCTGCATGAAGTGATGATGCTTGCTGATAAAGACGGCAACATTATCAACTCGTATGGTTCTGCTTCCAATATCCCTATTGCAGGTGGACTCGTTGATGGGTATAGTGCAATACATAAGTTTGGTAGAAATCCAAATGTAGGAAACATACCAGAAACTATTTGGATGCACGGAGGACTTTATAGTTATCTTGATGTTGGTTCTGATAGTACAATTTATGCATATAGCGCAAGCAGTGACGATGGCCCTGGCAACGATGGTGCTCACACGATTACTGTTCAAGGTTTAGATAATGATTTCAATCTAATTGAAGAAACGATTACTGTAAATGGTGCAGCTTCTACTGCTTCATTCCTAAGAGTTTATAGAGCATTTGTTGCGACCGCTGGGGCGTTAGCGGCAAATGATGATAATATTCTTATATCCACCGCAGCGTCTGGAGGCGGTACAGTTCTTGCTGATATTGGCGTTATTGGTAGCGGGCAAACTACAGGTTTAGGTCAAACTCAACTTGCACTTTATACAATACCAGCTGGAAAGACTGGTTATCTTACTACTTGGAACGTCGGCGTAGCACCAATGAATAATGCTGTCACAGTTACTTTGTTGGCAAGAGAATTAGATGGTGGCGCACCATTTAGATCAAAGGATATTATGGATATCGTAGGTGGGTATACTACTCAGAATTATTCAATTCCCTTGCGTTTTCCAGAAAAAACTGATATTGAAGTGAGAGGAACTGGTGACACTGGTTCAGTTATTTCATCTTCTTTTGATATTATACTAGTAGATAACTAAATTGTATATGCATATAGCCAAATAATATCAGAAAATGCTTGATTTTCGATAAAATATGCTGTAGAATACTCTTCGAGGATATATGAGAGACTTTAAAAACTTTATTACTGAACAGAAAAACACACATATGACCCATATCGAGGATAAGGTTCTCTATGGGGGTGTAAATGGCACACGTCAGGCGATCAATGCACTGCGTGAATTACGTGACATGCTCGGTGGTAAACATAGTGGAAGTGTCTCGGTCAAATGGGACGGTGCACCTGCTATCTTCGCAGGTATCGATCCTCGCGATGGCAAGTTCTTTGTTGCCAAAAAAGGCATTTTTAACCAAAGTCCGAAAGTCTATAAAACCAAAGCAGATGTCGACGCTGACACTTCGGGTGATTTAAATACCAAACTCAACGCTGCCCTTGAAGAACTCCCTGCACTTGGCATCAAAGGTGTCGTGCAGGGTGACTTCTTGTTTGGTCCAGGCGACCTTACCAATCAAAAAATCGACGGTGAATCTTATCTGACGTTTCACCCTAACACGATCGTGTATGCTGTGCCTTTGAACTCTGATGCCGCCAAAACTATTCGCAAAAGCAGGATAGGAATTGTGTGGCATACTACTTACAAGGGTAGATCCTTTGAAACAATGAAGGCATCATACGGTGTTAATGTTTCTTCGTTTAAAAATTCAACAAAAGTTTGGTCTCAAGACGCTATGTTGCGTGATATGACCAATGCTACAATGTCGAAAAAGGAAACAGAGGAAGTTACAAGGTTACTTTCTGAAGCAGGTAAGATTTTTAACAAGATTTCTGGTTCTACCTTGCGGCAACTTGAATCAAATCAAGAACTGGCGCAAGAAATTGAGCAATTTAACAACACCTTTGTTCGAAAGGGCACTGTGATTGGCGATACCAAGCGTCATACTGCTGCTTTGATTCGTTGGATCACGAATAAGTATAAAAAAGAAGCGGCAAAACGTAAGACAGAAAAGGGTCAACGTGCTCAGATGGAAAAATTAAATGCCAAAATGCAGTTTTTTTCACCTAGAAACAAAAAATCCCTTGAACTTATGTTCGAATTACAAAAACTGATCGTTATGGCCAAATTAAAACTTATAAATAAACTTAATCAATTGAAATCAATCGGTACATTCGTCAAAACCAGAAAAGGATTTAAAGTAACTGGTGAAGAAGGGTATGTTGCGATTGATAAACTTGGTGGTGACGCGGTGAAACTAGTTGATAGGATGGAATTTTCCTATAATAACTTTTCGCCAGATATTTTAAAGGGATGGGACAAACCAACGAGGAACTAAAATGGCAAAGAAACCTTTGTCTTTTAAAGACTTCACTCTGGTCCAATACAGACCAGGCGAGGATGAGCTGACCAACTACAAAGCAGCAAAAAGAAAGGCAGCTGCACAAGGTGGTGGTCCAGACGAAGCACTCGACGTTACTCAACGTCGTAAAAAAGCAGTGCAAATGAAGCGATATAAGTCCAGATTAAAATTGGGCAAGAAAAAGGCGCTTGTAAGAACTGCAACTCTCCCTACCATCAAGAAACGTGCTAGAAAACAAGTGCGTAATCAACTTTTCAAGAAGTTCTCGAAAGGCAAGTCTAGAAGTGAAGTGCCACCCACAAGAAGAAAGGAAATCGAGAAGCGAATAGAAAGATTTGGTGCTTATATTGACCGAACAGTTAAGAAAATTGTTCCCAAAGTCAGAAAACAAGATATTGAGAGAAGGAAGTAAATTTTTTATATGATAAGTTCGTTTAGAGACTATTTAATTGAGGAAAGCAAAGTTGTTTATTTTACCTTTGGTAGAATGAACCCTCCCACTATTGGCCATGAAAAACTTTTGGACGTCTTATCGCGTAAATCAAGTAAAAATCCATATTATGTTTTTCTCTCTCAATCAACTGGACCAAAAGACCCCTTGCAGTATGCTCAAAAAGTAAAACATGCTAGAAAAATGTTTCCAAAGCACGCAAGGCAAATCTTAATCAACAAAAAAATTAAAACTGTATTTGATGCAGTGACCTATCTCTACAATCAAGGTTTTAAAAAGGTTGTGATGGTAGTTGGTTCAGATAGAACACGCGAATTTGAAGTTTTGTTAAACAAATACAACGGTGTTAAAGGTCGTCATGGTTTCTATAACTTCGAGACCATTGACATTGAGTCAGCAGGAGAACGTGACCCTGATTCTTCTGGTGTTTCTGGTATGTCTGCTTCCAAGCAAAGAGAAAATGCGTCTAATAATGACTTCACCAAGTTTTCTCAAGGCGTACCTAAGCAAATGCCCAATAAAGACGCACGTAGGTTGTTTAATGATGTGCGGAAAGGTCTTGGTCTAAAAGAAGAAAAGGATTTTAAAAATCATATATCTTTAGAACCCGTTTCTGAGGCAAGAGAAAAGTACATTAAGGGCGATCTCTTTGAATTAGGAGATCAAGTTATCATTAAAGGCACCGATCAACTGGGGGAAGTCACTTGGTTGGGTAGCAACTACGTCAGTGTAAAAATTAGTGAAGAAGAAACTGTTAAAAAGTGGTTGACAGATGTCGAAAAGATTGACGAATATGTTTCTGACGCAGAGTTTATTCCAACACCAACTGGTGGTAGACGTTTTGCGACTCTCAAAATAGAAAAAGATGAACCTAAAAAGAAAGTTGCACAAGATTCAGACATTAAAGATCGAAAAGGATCGCAACCAGCAAAATATCACAAAGGTTTAAGTAAGTCTACCAAAAAAGCGAGAGATGCGCAGTTTAAGCGACAAACTAAGATGGCAGACGACAACCCAGCAGCATATAAACCTGCTCCTGGAGATGCAACAGCAAAAACAAAACCTTCTAAATATACTAAAGCATTTAAAAGCATGTATGGAGAAGAAACTGATCTTGTCAAGGTAACTCAAGACAAGATCAAAAAAGAAAAAGAAGCAAACAAGGTCAAACATGACCGAATGCTAGATCGCGCAAGACTAAAAGCAGCAAGAAATAAAAATAAGGCGACTAATGTTAAAATTTAACCAGTATATTGAAGAAAGTAAAGGACTTGCTGCAAAAGCAGACAAATCAGGGATTTCTGTCGGTACATTGCGCAAAGTTTATAACAGAGGCGTTGCAGCATGGAAAACAGGACACCGTCCAGGAACCACCCCACAACAATGGGGCCATGCTCGTGTCAATGCGTTTATCGTTAAGAAAAAGAAAGGCGGACTGAACCACGATAAGGATCTTGCCTGATGGATCATCATTACGCAGTTACAATCGCGGGATTGCCAAAGATGTTTGTAAAAGCATCAAGTCCTGTAGAGGTTAAAACTAAATTGCGAAAAATGTTAAAGCGACCCACTGAAGATATTATTGACGTTGAAAGAGTTACTGACGCAGATGTCAGAAAACATTTTCGTGATATGTTAAAACCTGACGTGCAAAACGAAGAAACATATTCACCACAGAAACACGAGTGGGGCACTGATGCTGCTGCTCTATGGGCGAAAGAGATGACGCCAGGAGAAGAAAAGAAAAAGGAGAAAACTGTGACTGTAAAGGAAGGTAAGTCATTTTTCGATATTCGCGAATCTATGAAAAGCGCGGATAAAAAACCACAAACTTATCGCGACCCTGAAACTGGTAAAATGATTACCAGAATGGTTTCTGTTGATAAAGAAACGGGTGTAGTTGCTAAAAAAGAAGCAAAAACTTATGATTCTGGTTGGAAAAAAATGAAACCAGGTGATAAGAAAGTTTCTCCTATGGATCGTGTCAAGCAACTTGCCCGACAAGGCATGAAACAGGCAGAGAAAAAGTAATGCAATCTTTTAAGCAATTTGAAGCAACTTACCAAGGAAAAAAAGTTCCACTTAACAAACCAATGGCAGGTGATGTTAAAAAGTCAAAGGTTTATGTTGACCCAGATGGTGACGGTAAGGCAAAGAAAGTAAACTTTGGTGACAAAAATATGCGGATTAAGAAGAATATTCCCGCTCGCCGAAAGTCATTCCGTGCACGTCATAATTGCGATAATCCAGGACCAAAGGACAAGGCACGGTATTGGTCTTGTAAAGCATGGTAGATGGCAGCAAACAAAACTGTTGCTAAATCAATGACCATGTTTTTCCGTTTCTTTGCTGATGTATTTTTTGCAAAGAGATATGGGCACAGAGCAGTTGTTCTAGAAACAATTGCAGGTGTTCCAGGTATGGTAGCAGGTATGTTAGTGCACCTGCGTAGTTTGCGCGGATTACAATCTGGAAACGGAACGATGATCCACGAGATGTTAGCGGAAGCAGAGAATGAACGCAAGCATCTTATGTTTTTTATAGAATTAGTGCACCCAAACTGGCTTGAAAGATTTTTGATAGTTTGTGCACAATTTATATTTTGGCATTTTTATTTGGTGATGTATATTCTGTTTCCTAAGACTGCACATTTGATGGTGCACTATTTTGAAGAGGAAGCAGTTACAAGTTATACTAACTATTTGCACCTGATCGAAAATGAACAGATTGAAGATGTACCTGCGCCAGAAATTGCGATAAAATATTATGGTATGCTTGATGATGCTAAATTATCAGATATGATTAAATATATCAGGCGTGATGAACAAGGACACGCTGATGTTAATTATAAATATTCACAAGAATAATAAAGGGTATTCCCAATGAACGAAAAGTTGTCACCTTCTATGGGTATTAAGAAATATATCGACGATTTTAAAAAGTCTGATGCTCCTCAGTTCCAAGGTAAGTCTGCTGAGAAACGCAAAGAGATGGCAATTGCGGCATACCTTGATGCCAAACGTGGTACAAAGAAAGAAGCATGCTGGACTGGATACAAGCAGGTTGGATTGAAGAAGAAGGGCGATCGAATGGTGCCTGATTGCGTTCCAGAAAGTTACAATCCTCGTGCTGCACGTGCTCAAAGTCATGCAGCAAATAAAATGTATGGTCGCACCTCTGACCCGATCGATAAGAAACCCGACTCTACTCCAAAGAAACCAATTTCAAAAGCAGATTTGTTTAGAGCACTTGATAAGAAGTACGGCAGCCCTAAAAAGAAAACAGGAATATATGCCAAAGAAGCAGTAGATCCTGCTGATACTGGCGGGGCAGAAGAAACAAATATGGCAGTAAAACAGATTGCTGCTATGCGTCACTTCCTGGACGGAATTGAGTCTCGTGTCAAGAAAGAAGGTGACATGGAAGAATGGTATCAAAATAAACTGACCAAAGCAAACGACTACCTAAAGACTCTCTACTCATATGGTAAGGGCGACGTTGCTGAAGAAGTAGAGCAAATTGACGAGTTGACTGCTCGCGAAAAAGAGATGATCGCAAAGCGCAAAGCATCGCGCACTAAAAAGAAAATGGCACCTAGTCAGAAAGCGCAGAAAGACGCGAAACGTGATGCAGTCGGTGCCTTTAATTCGACAAAGTCACGTGCAATTAAAAAGGCGACAGGTGGCGCTGGATCAGGCAAGTCAATGAGAGGAACCGAACACATCATCATGCAATTGCGTAAAGCACAAGACGTTGATGGTAATATGGATATCGAAGTTTCACCAAAAGGTAAAAAGGTTCGGTTATCCAAGAAAGAAATTGATGCGCTTCTAAAAAAGCACGATTCAATGCAGAAACCTCGTGACAAGAGATTGTTCCGAGTAATGTTAACAAGGAAGTTGCGACAAAAGTAATGTTTAAATTAACATTAACAATCCTTTTATCTCTTTTGCTGGTGTCTTGTGATCAAGATTCACCAAGAGCACCCGCAAGTGATGGATACAGGTTTGGTGAGAAAGAGTATGAAAAAACTAATCTCACGGTTGAACTCGTTGTAATTCAGGACCAACAAACATTCGACAACACTGCAAAACAATATGTTAGTCGATTGGATGAGATACAAGCATTTAGTCGTTTGTTTCCGAGCGAAAATAAATGCATTATCTACATCAAAGATCCTGACTGGACATATCAACCAGAGTACATCGGGCATGAACTCGCGCATTGTGCGTGGGGCAGATGGCACTAAATATAAATAGGTATAGATATGTCTACGGAAGAACTTTTTACATCGCGACTAGATAGAATCGAAGAAAAGATCGATAAACTGTCTGAAGCAATGGTTGCTATTGCTCGCGCAGAAACTAAAATTGTAGCAATGACGGAAGATCAAGCAGAACATACTATGAGACTAAATAGTCACTCTGCTCGTATGGACCGCATTGAAGAGAAGGTAAATGAAAATGTAAGGACTGTGGCAGTTGTTAGTCGCATTTTCTGGATTACATTTGCAACTTCTCTCGGTGCAGTCATTGCTTATACGGTCAATAATTTATTAGGGGTAGGATCTTAAAATGGATATCAAGCAAATTAAAGGTGTCTGGGAAGCATTTCTTGAGGTACAGGAAAAGAAACTGTCTCCTAAACAGAAAAAGCACATGGATCAAGACAAAGATGGCGACATCGATGCTGATGACATGGATGCACTTCGTGCAAAGAAAGAAGGTTATGGTAAGATGAAGAAAGAATCTTCTTGCGGTGGTAAGATGCGCAAAGAAGAAAAGGAAGAGTGCCCAAAGTGCAAAGGCGAAGGGTGCGATCATTGTGACGGCAAAGGTTATCACGAAACAGAGAAAGAATCTTATGGTTCCAAGAAAATGAAGGAATCTAATCTCTTTTCGGAGAAAGAACTTGCCGCTATCGAAGAAAAGGCAGATGCACACACTAAAGGTGCAACTAAACCTGAAGGAATCATGGACAAAGAATCACCAAAGTCTAAAGAGTTTGCTGCTAAAGTAACCGACAAAGACGGTGAAAAGCATCTAGATTTTGATGAT